AGCGGTCCAGATGAACGCTGCGGTCCATGAGATGGACCTCTCGTTCTTCGAGAACAAAGCGCGACCGGACTACTTGATGAGCATCAAGGGAGACGCTTCTCCCGATGAGATCGAGCGTCTCGAAGCGCAGATCGACGAGAAACTTCGTGGAGCGCGAAGGACTGGTCGCTTCCTCACGTCGACGGCGGATATCGACATCAAGCCTCTCTCGTTTCCTCCGAAGGAACTCGGCGGACGAACCGACATCGTCGAGGAGATCGCAGCGATCTTCGGAGTCCCCGTCTCGATGCTTCGAGCGAACGATCCGAACCTCGCGTCCGCGCAGACCGGCTATTCGATGTGGCGCGAGTCGACGGTCCTTCCGATGCTTCGAATGGACGAGGAGACGCTGAACCAGTCTCTCCTCCCTCTCTTCGGAATCGAGGAAGACGCTTTCCTCTCTTACGATAACCCGGTCGTCGAGGACCGCCGGCTCGAACTCGAGGAGCGGAGGACCGCCGTCTCTGGCGGTTGGATGACAATCAACGAAGCGCGGCTCGAAGAAGGTCGCGAGCCGCTCGACGATCCCTTCGCGGATCGCGCTCTCGTCAACGGACAACCGCTCGGCGGTCCGGCTGCGATGATGCCGGCTCCGCAGCCTCTCGCAGCGACGGAGGCTCCAGACGGTCTCGTCGGTCCGCTCGATGAGGCTCCAGACCTTGCGGAACCTCCGAGCGGTACGCTCGAGCAGAAGGACGCGCTCTCAGATTGTGTCGCCGGCAAGATTCCGACGCTCCTCGAGGAAGGTTATCCCGAAGAGCAAGCGATCGCGATCGCGTACTCGATGTGCCGAGAAGGGAAGTCGCTCGAGGTCTCTCAGAAGGCTCTCTCGGATATCGACACGGTCCCGCCAAAGACGGTCGCGGAGAACGCTCGACGCGCTCTCGAGGTCCGCGCATCGAAGCCGGAGTCGCAGCGCGGGATGACGGCGGTCGGCATCGCTCGAGCGCGAGACCTCGCGAATCGAAAGCCGCTCTCCGAAGACACGATCCGACGCATGGTCGCGTACTTCGAGCGACACGCGAGCGACAAGCAAGGAGCGACGTGGGATGAGCAAGGTCGCGGTTGGCAAGCGTGGAACGGTTGGGGAGGGGACGACGGTTTCGCGTGGTCCTCGCGCAAGGTCGACGAGTTCGATCGCGAGCGCGAGCGTCTCGCAGAGAGAAAGGCGAAGTCGTCGAGCGGTCTTCTCGAGAAGAACGGCGGAGGAGATCCGCCGGCGAAGCCTTCCGAGCGAATCAGCGGAAGCGATCGGAATCCAGAAGGCTCCGCGAGCGGTTCTCGAGGAGGGATCGAGATCAGCGAAGCGACCGAGGAGGCTCTCCGAGCGAAGGTCGACGAACACAACGAAGAACACGGAGACCACAAAGGAATGCGCGTCGATCTCGGGATGCTGAAGGCGGTATACCGTCGCGGCGCGGGAGCGTTCTCGACGAGTCACCGAACCGGAGTCGGTCGCGAGCAATGGTCGATGGCTCGAGTAAATGCGTTCCTCGCGCTCGTTCGTCTCGGCAAGCCGAAGGACGCGGACTACACGACGGACTTCGATCTCCTACCGAGCGATCATCCGAAGTCGACGAAGTCCGCCGGCTGCGATTGTTGCTGCGGCTCCTGCGGCTCGAAGTCGATCTCCGCTCTCTCTCTCTGGTCGAAGCATCTCGACGAGATGCCGGAACCGTACGTCCCCGCAGCGATCCTACGCAAAGCGTCGAAGGACGACGCGGAGCGCGAACTTGATCGGATCCGGAAGGACGAAGACAAGATCGCAGCAAGCGTCGACCGCGTCTTCCGACGACAAGTCGACGCGGTCCTGAAGGAACTCCGCGAGTCCGACGTTCCGACGAGTGAACTCACGGCGAAAGTCGAGAACATTCTCCGCTCGTCAAAGTGGGACCGCGAACTCGTCGCAGCGATGCGACCTTATCTCTCGACCGCGATCTCGCAGGGAATCTCGGTCGGAGTCGACGCGGTAAAGGAACTCGCGAAAGCGTCGCCGGACTTCTGGCCGAGCCGACGAGAACTCGAAGCCTACACGGAAACCGAGAGCGTTCGTCTCTCTCGAGGAGCCGCGCGAGGAGTCAACCGATACACGATCGAGCGGTTCTCCGACATCATCGGGACGGGAGTTCAGGACGGAAAGACGATCCCTGAGATCGCGTCCGACGTTCAGGATTGGGCCGGCGAAAAGGGAGACGCGGCTCGAGCGACTCGCTCTCGCGCTTTGATGATCGCTCGAACCGAGACGCAGAGAGCAAGCCGCAAGGCTGAGGTCGAAGCATGGAAAGCGACAGGGATCGTCGAGGGGAAGACATGGCTCCTCGCTCCGGACCCTTGCGAGTTCTGCGAAGCCGCGAGTGACGCTTTCTCTCAGAACGCGGTCGCGCTCGAGGACTCGTTCTTTCAGAAGGGAACCGAACTCCTCGGAGCCGATGGAGAGAACACGCTCGTCTTGAACTACGAGTCGATCGACGGTCCTCCCTTGCATCCAAACTGCCGATGCTCTCTTCAGCCGAAACTCATCGACGATTATCAGGAGATCATCAACTCCGGTCTCGACGAGATCGCGAAACTCGGTCCGTTCATCGAACCAGAAGACGAAGCGACGGAGGAAGCGTGAACGACATGATCCGAAAGGCTCTCGAAGCCGACATCTCCTCGACTGCGAAAGGCTTCTCCGCCGTCATCACGGCGGAGACGCTCGATCGCGACGGAGAAGTCCTCATCCCCGCCGGCATGAACTCGAAGGAGTACGATCGAAACCCGGTCCTCTTCTACAATCATGACTACGGAAAGCCGGTCGGACGATGCGTCGGACTGAAGCGACGCGAGAAGGACATCGTCGGAGAGTTCGTGTTCGCGAAGAAGCCGGACGGTTACTCGGGAGAGTTCTTCCCTGAAGTCGCAGCCGCGCTCGTCGCGCAAGGGATCGTAAACGCGGTCTCGGTCGGATACGTCCCCGAAGAGGGAGGAGTCCGCAAAGCGACCGACATCGACCGCAAGCGATACGGAAACCCCGCGTCGACGATCTTCTCGCGATGGAAACTCCTCGAGATCTCGCTCGCTCCTTTGCAAGCGAACCCGGACGCGCTCATCACCGCAGTACGAAAGGGTCTGGTCTCTCCCGTCGCAGCGAAGCAGTTCTTCGGTGTCGAGACTCCGAAGCGAACCGTCGTCTCGATCTCTCTTCCGTCCTCATCCGTGAAAGCGAAGAAGCCGATCGAGATCGACGAGATCGTCCGTCGCGAAATCGCGAAGCGGAAAGGTCTCATCTATCTCTGAGGCTTCGGACTTCCTCGCGGCTTGTCGCCTGAAAGAAGTCCTCGCAGCCGATCGGATAGATCGGAAGTCGGAGACTCAACATGAAGACGATGAACATCGAGACATTCAAGTCCGCGCTCCAGAAGGCTGCGGATCTGAAGGGTGAAGCGGGGATGATCGCTCAGAAGTCGCTCATCCTCGAAGGCTACATGATTACCGATGAGAACGGTCTCGCGGTCGATCCCTCAACTCTGGACATTGTGGTCCGCGCGGCGAAGCCGGCGGAAGAAATGGAAGAAGACATGATGGACGAGAAACTCGAAGAGAAGGTCGCGAGCGCGGTCAAGAAGTCGCTCGCTTCGCAGATCGCAGACACTCGCTTCGCAGTCGCAGCCGAGCCGAAGGCTTGGTCGAACGCGAAGGAGTGGGGTCGTCTGAAGCACTTGAAGAGCAAGGAGACCGCGTTCAACTTCGGAACGTGGTGTCTCGCAGCCATGGGACACAAGAAGAGCGCGGACTACTGCGCTCGAAATGGTCTCATCTTGACGAAGGGACATCAAGAAGGAGTCAACACGCAAGGCGGCTTCCTCGTTCCTGATCTCATGGAGAACGAACTGATCTCGCTTCGCGAACAGTACGGGGTCTTCCGTCGAAACGCTCGCGTCTTCCCGATGCAAGGCGACACGCTCCGCATTCCGAAGCGTCTCACGGGTCTCACCGCGTACTTCGTCGGTGAAACCGCAGCCGGTACGGAGTCGACTCAGACCTTCGACTCGGTGCAACTCGTCGCGAAGAAACTCATGGCACTCACCACGGTTTCGAACGAACTCCTCGAGGACGCAGTCGTCGCGATCGGTGACGACATCGCCGGCGAAATCGCGTACCAGTTCGCTTTCAAGGAAGACGACGCCGGCTTCAACGGAACCGGAACCTCGACGTACGGAGGTATCGTCGGTCTCGCGACCGCGCTCTCCGATTCGACGTATCAGGTCTCGAACTCCGCGAACAACACGAAGGCGACCGTCGCGATCTCAGACGTAGCCGCAGCGTTTGCGAAACTCCCCGCGTGGGCCGCGCAGCGTCAAAACATCAAGATTTTCACGAATAAGGGAACGTTCCACTCGGTCTTCGAGCGTCTCGCGATGTCTGCCGGCGGAACGACCGCAGCCGAGATCGCTTCGGGTCTCACGACTCCGAAGTTCTTCGGCTATCCGGTCGAGTTCTCGCAAGCGATCGCGGTCCCTGCGGACTCCGACACGAACGTCCTCGCGTACCTCGGTGATATGTCGCAAGGTTGCTACTTCGGCGACAAGCGACAGACCTCGATCGCGTTCAGCGATTCGGCTCTGAATGCTTTCGAGCAGGACGAGCGCGTCGTTCGCGGCTCTCAGCGTTTCGATATCGTCTGCGCGAACGTCGGCTCTTCGTCGGCTTCTGGCGCACTCATCAAGTTCACGCTCTGAACGGGGAGGATTCTCATCATGCGACAAAACACAAAGACAATCGTCGGAGCGATCAACACGAACACGAGCGGAGTCTCGACGATCTCGGCGGAGTTCGACACGCTCGGCTTCAACTTCGCGAAGATCATCTGTCTCTCGTCGTCGACTGGTACGGTCGCGAGCGGTACGAACAACCAACTTCAAGACGGCGACGCTTCGACCGGTTCTTTCGCTACCTTCGCCGGCTACATTCAGGGAACGGACTGGAGCGGATCGGCAACTTCGAACGCGACCAGTCTCGCAAAGGTCATCTGGAACGTCGACCTCCGAGGTCGAAAGCGTTTCCTCCGAGCGACCTTCACTCACGCGACCGGCGGTGTCGGTAGCGTGATTCTCGCGGAACTCTCGAATCCCGGCGACGGTGTCTCAGACGCAGCCGCAGCCGGAGCAGCGAACGCGATCGGTCTCTGATCGAGAGAAACGGCTCTTTCTATCTCCGGAGCGCGGGACCGAAAGGTCTCGCGCTCTTTTCCTTGGGTATGATCCGCGCAGGAGCAGAAACACTATGAACGAGAGAGAGAAAGACATCGTTCGCTTCCTCGAGATCGAGGACGCGCTCGCGCATCGCGAACCGAAGTCGCTCGATGAAATCGACGCGACGGATACGCTCGATCGCATTCCGTACCTTCAGACACTCGAGACGCTTCGCAAGTGGAACGGATACCTCCGCGACGGAGGAACACTCCGTCTCTCTGTCTGCGACTTCGACGAGGTCGTCGAGATTTACACGAACGGAGGAGGAGATCCGGAGCCGATGCTTTGCGGACCGCGCGGGATGACTCAGGCAGTCTTCAATCGACGGAAGATCGCGGAAGTCCTCAACATGGCGGGATTCGAGATCGTCGGAGGAGGGGAAGGCTCGCTCAACTGGAAAGAGAATCGAGGTCGGATCTCCGTCACGGTGAAGAAACGAGCGCGACCAGATCCGACGCTTCCTCTGAATGTTCACGCGATCATGTCGCTACCGCGCATCGCTTGGACCGACACTTTCGCTCATATCCTCGACACGGTCGCTCATCTCGGGATGCCGTTCACGAAGTCGACCGGAGTTTTTTGGGGACAATGTCTCCAGAGATTGATGGAGGGAGTCGTCCGCGGAGGGAAGTCAAAGTACATCTTGACCATTGACTACGATTCGATCTTCGACGCTCGAGACGTTCTGCGGCTCTGGCAAGTCATGGAGGAGAATCCAGACATCGCGGCTCTCTGTCCTCTCCAGATCGGACGCGATCGCGATTCGTGTCTCGTCCAGTTCGTGAACAAAGACGGGACGAATCGTCGCGAGATCATGTCGAACGAACTCTTCGAAGAGGCTCTCGACATAAAGAACGGACACTTCGGAGCGACGCTCATCCGATGCGACGCGATCGCGAAGATCCCGAAGCCTTGGTTTCTAGGTCAACCAAACTCCGAGGGACGTTGGGAAGAGAATCGCGTCGATGACGATATCTACTTCTGGCACAAAGTCCGCGAGCATGGCGGACGAGTCGCGGTCTGTCCGAAGGTCCGGATCGGACACTTGCAATGCGTCATATCTTGGCCGGCGGACGATCTCTCCGTCCGACATCAATACCTCTCGAAATACCATGAGGACGGGAGGCCGGAGGAATGCTCGACTTACTGATCGTGCTTCGTCCGTTCTCGATCTACGATCCGGCGACGGGTCGTCGAGATCTTCGACCGGGGACTCGAATCAACCTCGAGACGAGCATCGCGGAACCTTGGGTCCGTTCAGGACATCTCGAGCGCGTCGTCGCTGCGGCTCCGCTCTTCGCGTCCTCTACGGATCCGCCGAAGCGACCGATGAAGAAACCGAAGGAGTCCTGATCTTTGGCCGTCGATCCTCTTTCTCTCGTCACTCTCGCGAACCTGAAGACGTATCTCGGGATCACCGTCTCTACCGACGACACGATCCTCGAGCAAGCGATCGACCGCGCTTCGAAGATCGTCGAGGGATACTGCGGTCGGAAGTTCGTCGAGCAGACGTACCGCGAGTTCTACGATTCCTTCGGAGCGCATCGACTCACGCTGAAGCAGCGACCGATCTCGAAGGTACTCTTCGTCGGAGCCGCGACGCAGAGCGTTCTATCGGTGCAACTCACGGACGCGACCGCGATCTTCGGTAGCGTCTCGATCGACGACGATCATCTTCACGTCACGAAGGTTTCATCGACTGGATCTGAAACGACGACGACGATCTCGCTCGCGAGTCACGACACGACGACGGAACTCGCGTCGCAGATCTCCGCGATCTCCGGCTTCTCCGCTCAGGCTCTCGTCGCGATTCCGTCTTTCCATCTTCAGAGGATAGCCGGCGCGGAATTGATGAACCGAACGGTCCTCGTCGAAGGTTTCGTCGAGGGGATCTACGATTATCTCGGAAACCTCGACGCGGGGATCCTCTATGGATCATGGCTCTCTCAGTACCAGAGCGTCCTCGTACGGTATACCGCCGGCTATTCGACGATTCCCTTCGACGTTCAGGAAGCGACGATGATGATCGCGAGCCGCATCTATAACGGGAGGAAGCGCGATCCCGGTCTCTCGAGCGAATCGCTCGGAGGCTACTCGTACTCGGCTCGCGGCTCGATCGACATCGACGCAGAAGCGAAGGAGATTCTCCGTCCGTACCGAGGTCTCCGATGAGTATCTCTTCTTTGGTCGATCGCTTCGGGACGCTCTTCTATGTCCTTTCTCCGACATACGAGAAGCAGACAGACGGAACGATAAAGCGAACCTATGCGAAGCCGTCGCGGACGAGCGCGGTCGGTTGGTTTCAGCCGAGCGGACAGAGCGGAGACGTCTTCGAGGGTCGACAGAACTCGCGGACGACGGGGACGATCTACTTCAAAGGGACGGTTTCAGTCGGTGTCGACGACGAGATAACGACGACAGACACGGACGGGATTCAAACGTTCTTCTGGAGAGTCATCGGCGCGACCTATCCGGGAAACCTGAATAACTCTCCGCTCGTCGCTCCTCATCTCTCGATGACGGTCGTTGAAGTCGTCGAGGTCGATCCGAAGGGAGTTCTCGACGTAGGATGAACGATCCGAAGGTCGACATCGACTTCGCGAAAATCGCTCGCGCTCGCGACCTCGCGATCGTCGAGGGTCTCAACGCTTCGCAACTTCTCCTATCGACCTACGTTCGCGCTCAACTCTCGAAGCCGGGAACGGGTCGCGTCTATCGCGTGAACAAAGGGAAGCCGAAGGGACGGAATCTCCGAGAGAAGAGACGGCGGATCGGGAAACTCGTCGGAGGCTTTCATCGCGCGTCCGCTCCCGGATTCCCGCCGGCTGCGAATACGAACTCTCTTCGCCGTTCGTGGACAGTATCAGGAACGAACGCGAGGAACGCAGACGGCGGATACACGCTCCTCTTCCGCGAGACCTCCGCGTTCGTCCTTGAGTACGGATCGACGCTGAAATACGCTCCATTCCTCGAGTACGGAAACCGACGCTTCCGAGTGAAGTTCGAGCCGCGTCCATATCTGCGACCAGTTCTTCCGATCGCGAACGCGAAGATCGGAGCGATCTTCGAGAAGGCTCTCGCGCGACACTTCGGAGGCTCACGATGAGCAAGGCTCTTCTCGACGCAGTTCAGACCAAACTCGCAGCGTCCACGATCGGATCGACGCTCGGAAACCGATTCGCGCTCTCGATCGCGGAGACGGACGCGGTTCTTCCTTTGATGGTCTACGATGTCGAGAGTTACACGACGACGCAGATCTTCGGGACTGCGACGCGATACGAGGTCGTCTTCTTCTTCACGTTTCACGCGAAGGGAGCGTACGGAACCGCGATACATACGCTCTCGACGCAACTCGAGACGGCTCTCACGGCGGCTCCGCTTCCTGCGACTGGATTCGATCGTCTCACTTTCACCAAACTCTCGAACGGTGTTCCCTCATTCTCCGATGACGCTTGGTCGATGACAGATCGGTACAGAGCGGTCGGATACAAGATCTCTTAGGAGTCTAAAATTGGCAGTCGATACATACGTCGTCGGCAACGATGGCAACGTCACGATCGGAACGGAAACCGTGATAAAGGTCCGCTCGTTCGCTGCGAATCTCTCGCGCACGAAGTCCGACGTGACAGCGTTCGGAGATTCGGGGAAGCGCGTTCGATACGGTTTCCTGAACGTCGCCGGCTCGCTGAATGGGATCATGCTCGTCGACGCGACGAACACGGGAGTAACTATCCAGAGCAATATCTTCTGGGCGAAGACCACGACCGTCGCGCTCACGCTCTCTCTCTACGGAACGAATACGAAGATCGTCTCCGGTGTCGGTATGGACTCGTTCGCGTTCAACTCCGACAAGTCCGGCGACGCGACCGTCACCGCGAACTTCGAGACCGGCGACGGAACCGCCGTCGCGGTTACTTGGATGCAATGATGCTCGGGAAGGTCGGGACTCTCATCTCTCCGAATGGAGACGACTGGATCGTCACGATCGCAGAGCGGAGCGGTATCGTCTGGACGCGACGGATCACGCCGGGAGCAATGGCGGAGACTGAGGCTCTACGAGTCGCGCTTCTCGCGCAAGGAACGAAGCCGGACAACGTCGCGGACGCTACGATCCGTCGAGCGGGATCCGTCGACAGCATTGTCTCGGAAGTGAACGCGGACGATCCCTTCGTTCGACTGGTAGAAAGGCTTCGAATCCGATGAACCTCGCAGCGTCCTTTGAGTTTCACGCGGGAGGAACCGCGTACCGTTTCCGTCCTCTCACGGTCCGCGAGCGGATCGGTCTCTCGAACGCGATCGTCGAGCGCGAGCGTCGGAAGGCTATCGCGCTCGCGAAGGAACTCGAACTCTCGGGATCCGAGCGCGTCGAGTTCGCGGCTCGCGCTGTCTCTGAGGCTGAGAAGGTCTCGAGTGTCGTCCTTTCGTGCTTCACGCTCGAGGGAAGTCTCGCGGTCCTGCGGCTTGCGATCGTTGGTGAAGTCTCCGATGTCGATCGCATCGCGGAAGCCGTCGAGCCGGGAGAACTCTCGGTAGTCGCAGCGCGATGTCTGAACGTCGAGATCGAGAATCCCGCGAAGCGAGAAGAGAAGAAGAGCGTCGAGGGAAACTGAATCCGGTCGCGAAGCCGGAGCCGGCTCGCGACTGGATCTCGGAGGCTCATCTCATCGCGAGAACGGCTCCCGGTCTCGGGAATCCTCTCGACCTTACGATCGCAGAGTTCGAACGACATCTCTCCCTCGCGATGCACGGAGGCGAAGTGTCCGATGAACCTTGGACGAGACGCTTCGTCGAGGGTCGAGCATGAACGCAGGAAAAATCGAGATCTCGGTCTCCGCGAACTACGCGGACCTCGAGAGACAACTCCGCGAGGTTACGGATAAGTCGACCGCAGCCGGACGGACTGCCGGTCGCGGTCTCGCGCAGGAGTTCGACCGAGCCGCGAGCAGTTTCTCGAGTGGCATCGGAGCGAAGATCGCGAGCGGTATCGCGTTCGACAAGATCGCTCGAGGTCTCGCGAACGCGCTCAAAGCAGGAGCCGAGGGAGCCGGTTTCGAAGACGTTCTCCTCTCTGGTCTGAAGTCGCTTCCGATCGTCGGGACAATCGCGGATCTCATCTCCGCCGGCATCGACGCGGGTCTCGGATTCTCTGAGCAGCGTCGCTTGCAAGCCGAGCAACTCGAGACGGCGGAGAAGGTCCGCAAGTCTGCGGAGGAGCGCGGAAAGACCGAGCGAGCGATCCGCGACGACATCGAGAAGCAGCGAACCCGCGAGGAGGAGATCGTCCGCAAGATGGCGATCCAGAGCGCGGAGAGCGAGGGAGACGCTCGCAAGGCTGCGCGGCTCAAAGCCGAAGACGAGATCGCTCGACTCCAGAAGCAGAAGCAGGAAGAACTCGACGCGGCTCGGAGCGCGGCTCAGGAGCGGTCGATCGAGAGTCGCTACGCGAAGGAGCGTCAACTCGTCGACCAGAATCTCGAGCGCGAGTATCGCGAGATCGAGTCGAAGGAGAAGGAAGCAGCATCGAGGGAATCTGAACGGCTTCAGGCGATCCGCGAGAAGCAACTCGAGGAGTCGAGAACGCAGATCGAGAAACTCGAGCAAAGGAGAGAGAGCGTCGCGAGCGAGACGGGAACGGCTCAGACTCGGCTCGGGACGTTTCGCTTCGCCGCGTATAGCGACGCAGAGAAGAAAGCGATCGACGCAGCGATCCTCGCGGAGATCCGACAGATCCGAGCGAAAGCCGGCTCGATCGCACAAGGAGGTATCGCGTGACGGTTTCCGTAGAAGAGTCGATGGAGTCGAGAGAGATCTCGACGAGTGGCGGGAAAGTGACGGGGACGCGAACGTTTCACGTTTGGGACGATGCGTCTCCGATCACGGAACCGGATCAGATCTATCTCGGAGTAGGAGGTTTGCCGGCGATCGGAGAACTCTTCCCCGGATCGAAGACGCTCTTCGCGACCTCATACACGATGACGCATCTCGCGGACTCGTCGCGAACGTGGCGTGTCGTCTTTAACTACGAGAGCGCGGATCCGACGGGGATCTCGGCTCCTTCCGAGCCGGGATACCTTCAGATCTCCTTCGAGTATCAGGGAATCCCGCGCGAACTCTATCGAACGAGTCCCGGTCTTGATACTCAGGGAGGAACTCCAGACGATCGAGACATCGGAGGAAAGCCGATCGACTCCGGCGGATATGCGACCTCTTTCATCGTCGATCAGCATCTTCTCGTTATCGAAGAGACGGTCTCGGCGGTATCTCTTTCGGAGCGTTCGTTCAATATCCGAAATTCGGTCGCGACTCGAAATCAGAGCGCGTTTCTCGGAGTATATCCGGGTGCGCTTCTCTATGAGGGATGCTCAGGTCGACGAATCGGAGTCGGCTTGTACTCGCTCACTCATCGCTTCTCGTTCGACCCTTACTATCACATGATTCAAGTCCCGCGACGAAACTCGAGCGGGAAGGTCGATCTCGAAACTACCGCGCAGCGCGGCTCCTACGCGGGATGGGTGCGATACGTTCAACCGTTCCCGAGTCTGTCCGAGTTTGGTCTGATCTCTGGAAACTTCTAACATGGCGAACGAAATCACCGTGAACCTCTCTCTCTCTGCGAAGAAGGGGTATCTCAACTTCAAAGAGTCGACGGGAAACGTCCTCGTCACGATGAACGGAACGACGGGAGCCGGCGGGATCCAGACGATCGGATCGACCGCCGAACTCCTCGGAGTCACGGATGTCGGGACCGCCGGCTATGCGTACTTCCGAAACACGTCGACGACGATCAACGTAGACATCGGAACGGGGACCGGAACCTTCGTCCCGTTCCTGAAACTGAAGCCGGGAGAGACGGCGGTCTGTCGGCTCGGTACGAACGCTCCGAGCGCGAGAGCGGCGTCGTCGACGGTCGATCTTCAGTACATGATCTTCGCGGACTAACTCGATGACGTTCCCGCAGTTCATCACCGGCGCGACTGGTCGACTCACGTTCTCGACGCTGAACGAGACTTTCGATCGCATCGAGGGACTCGAGCGTCGCGAGAAGACTCTACAAAGTCGAGCGACAGAGAAGACCGAGATCTTCCCCGCGAAGATCCTCAGCGTCTCCGGTAGTCTCGGAGCGTTCGTCGAGGTCGCTCCGAGCGCAACGCAGCCGAACTCATGGACCGAGATTCCGAAAGGAATTCGATCGACGGACGGGACGAATGCGTACGCGACTCCGATCGTCGGCTCGAATCTCGCAGTCGATCGAGTCGTCTTCCTTCACGCTTCGAACGCTCCAGACGGGAGCGAGATATACCTCGTCGTCGAGGGACAGTCGGTCTCGAATACGTTCGCCGCGATCATCACGGCGGCGACCGCTCTCACGGGATCGGCTGCGGCTCGCAAGGCTTGGAAATACACTCTGAAGCGTTTCACGACGACAGAGACGACGACGAACATCTCCTACACGGGAACGGGTCCGGATCTCTTCGCGTACAACGGCTGCGAGAATAACACGGACTCGACGGCGGTCTTCGGTGTCGGTCTGAAGCCGGACGTAACACCGGCGGCTCCGACGCTTGTCCGTCAACCGATCAAGACCGGGACCGTCGTTCTTTGCGTGACGGAGTCGAGCGGTCTCAACTTCTTCTCAGTTCCAAACGGTTACGAGGTTACGTGTCCATGAGCGCGATCCCTTCGACTCTCAACTCGTACCAGAGACAGAGCGCGACCTCGAGGAAACTCTCGAGCCGGCTCGCGCTCGCGGCGAACACGGTCGTCTTCGAGTGTCCCGCGTCGCGCTCGATCGTCGTCTCGTCGCTTGTCATCGCGAATACCTCGGTCTCTCGAGTCTCGTTCCGTCTCTTTCATCTTCTGCCGACAGAGAGCGCGGGAACTTCGAACGCGCTTCTCTACGATGTCATCGTCGACGCGAACTCGAGTCTCTTCCTCGACTCGCGGCTGAACTTGAACGCGGGAGACAAGATCGTCGCGTACGCTTCGACCGCGAACGTCGCAGCCGTGACGATCTACGGAGCGGATCTTTGACGGTCGAAGTCCTTCCGTGTTGCTGCGCGGTGTCTCCGTGTCCGTGTTTCCAAACGACCGGCGGCTATCGCGTGACGTGGACAGGACTCGTTCGACATTCTCCCGTAGGCTGCGCGTGTTTCTTCGCGACCGAAGTACCTCCGAACTACTCCGGACCGGCTTTCGAGGTCTATACGCTGCGGAACACTTTTACGAGCGGAGTTCCATCGAAAGATTTTCGATGGAGACTACCGAGCCAGAGTCAACCGGCTCCTTGCCAACTTGACGCGATTCCAAACGCTAGCGTGACTTATGCTTCGGTCGCGTGGGATTTCTACAACGTCGGACTTGGCGGATATTGCGACGGTCCGTATCCCTTGCCGAATCTTGCGAACTTTCAAGCGCAGTTTGTGATGATTCCGTATCGACCGAGCGTCGGTCAAAAGTGGCAAGTTTGGGTTCAAGTGTTCCCGTTCGAATTGAAGTTTCAGAGCGACTCGACGGACTGCGATCCGACAGGCTGGTATCTGATCTCAAGTGGTCTCGTGAATAATGCGGGAGTTCAACCTCCATACAGCACGACTTGCAATTCCAACTACGCAGGAAACGTCTCGTCCGAACTCATCGCGGAAGGGACGGTCTCCGTCGTTCGAATATGAAATGTCGCTTCCTCATCGCGGGTCGGTGTTACTGCGGGATCTCGAAGAACTTCGAGACGAATCCCGAAGAAGCGACGTGTCGCGCGTGTCCAAACTACGAGGGAGAACCTCGAGGAGCCGGCGACATTGTTCACGAAGTCGCGACGGTTCTCAGGATCACGGAAGCCGCGAAGAAGGTCTTCGGAGGCTGCGGAGGATGCGAGCGTCGACGCGCTCTCCTGAACGCGGCTCTCCCTCTTCCCGATAGAAGCGAAAAGGAGTCTCTCTGAATGGCTCTCGTATACGATGGAACGGACGGTCTCTTTACGCGGCTCGGGAAACTCATCGCGATGATGGACGCGGTACGCGCTCATCAAGCGAACCTGAAGACGCTCTTCGCGACCGTTCAGGGAACCTACTCCTCGAGCGATCGCTACATGATCGACCAACTCTCCGGAAACCTCGAAGCGAGGATCGAAGAGGCGGGTCTCGTTCTTCAGGATGTCCGAGCGGCTGCGGAGAAGACGCTCATCGAGATGACGTTCGATGAGGCTTCGTCTTCGACGACGAACGCGATGAGAGAGAAGACTGTTCAAGACGCGCTCATCTGGCTCATCCGACAGATGGACGCGGACGCGGAGTCGATCGACGGAAACACGATCTCGAAATCTGGTCTCTCGGTAGGAGGCTCGAACAATGGAAACGGGACTTTCCTCTATCTCTTCGACGCTCCGAACATTCTCCTCGCATCTACGAACGATTGGCCGAACATTCGAACCGAACTCGTCGAAGCGCGATGCGTTCAGGATGCTCAGGACGGCTCGATCGCTCGAGGGACTGAGATCTTCGAGATCCGAGGACAACCTTCTTACCCTCCTCTGGACTATCGGTTTCCCGCCGGCTCCGGTACTTTCATGCGACTCTCGTCCGTCACCGCGTCGACGGACGCGGGAGCGAGAGGCGCGAATATCGCGACGAACTCAGACTTCGAGGACCAGACCTCGAACGTCCCGGACAACTGGACGGTTTCGAGCGGGACCGCCGGCACGGACTTTCTAACGGAGACGACGAACGTCTATCGCGGCTCGAAGTCTTTCGAGTTCCTCGCGACTGGAAACGTCGTCAAGATCCGACAGCAACTCGGCTCGGGGACTGGATCGCTCGGTCGACTCACTCCGGATCGACCGTACATGATCTCCTTCGCTCTGAAGAAGGACGCAGGATCGACGGGGACGATTCGCGTCTCCGTTCAGGATTCGTCGGGGAACGTGATCGACTCCGGCAACTTTAAACGGGAGCAGTCGATCGCGAGCGCGACGACTTCCTTCGCGCTCTACTCCGCGACGCTTCGATCTCCGCGCATCATTCCGAGCGAGATCTACCTCGTCGTCGAGTCGACGGTCGCGGTCGCGACTGCGGCTTGCTACATAGACGAAGTGATCGTCGCGGAGATGATGTCGATCGCTCCCGGCGGACAAGCGATCGGAATCATCGCCGGCTCTTCGGACTGGTACGTCGACGACAACGCTCGCTACTCCTTCACGAACGACGGCGACGCGTATACGAGCGCGAAGTTTGCTCGAGCGTTCGACCGTCTCTTCGATATGTACCGACGCGGTCTCTCGATTCCGGCGAACTACTTCGGCTCAGAGACGATTCTCGACTCCCTGATCTAAGAGGAGCCGGAGGAGGACCGATCGCGCCTGAGCGACGGAGACGCGGATCTCTTCGTCTCGAGCGAGTGATTCCGCGAGCGTGAAGAGGTCGAATGCTTGCCACGTTCGCTCTTCGAGATGTCGGACTCTCCGAGCGTCTCTGGAGACGAATCCCGGACCGATCTCGAGATCATAGATCGCCGCGAGCGACCTCTGAAGTTCGCCGCGTACGCGAGAACTCAGAACGAAATCGGGATTTTTCCGTTTCCTTTTCAGTCCCCGTAGCGTCTCCGTCGATAGGATAGGTGCGCGGCATGGAGCCGCAAGCGATCTCGGAGATCGCCGGAGACAACTCATGGAAACTTTCGCTCTCATCGGGACGATCGCGTTCTTCGCGATCGCTACCTTCGCGCCTCTCTTCTCGGAAGGAGGGGACAAGTGAACGACATCGTACAAGCCGGAACCCGCGCTCTCGAAGCGTACATTTC